GGGTAGCAACTTCTCCCAACACCTCGTCTGCGCTCATAACGTTGGCAGCTTTGCCACCAGCTTTTTCAATACCAGTCAGCATGTCGTCTAGGGTTTCTACAAGCTCAGCAAACACCTGTGTCTTACGCCCGGTAACAAGGTCTTTGACATATTCTGGAACTGTCTGAGCGGTACTGTTTTCAAACTTGCCCAGACCCTTGGCGAACGGCGTGATTGCCTTTTTATAGTCAGCGTTGACTTGGCGGAAAGTGGTAGAGAAGTCAGGGCTTACAATCTCGTCCATGGTGTCCAAAATTTCTTTGGAAGCTATGACGCCCTCTCTTATGCCGTTACGGTCTAGCCTACCTTTGTAGATGTTCTGCCGGATAGAGCGGTCAAGCTCGTACAGGTCTCTGGCAGTTATAGACGCAACCTGCTTTTCCGCCTCTTTTGAAGAACGGTTGGTAAATGCCGCCAAGTCATTTACAAACTGTTTTCCAAGACCTAGCTCAGAAACTAAATCAGCGGCAGCGTCATCTGCTTTCTTTGCAATGGCAAAGCCATCTTCAATGTCTACCACTTTTTGCAGCTTTGTTCCCAGACCATTCGATGTTTTATTCAGGATAGATATAACATCTTCGGCACTTCTGGTATACTCTTTGCTCAGATTGTTGATCAAGTCTGCAACAAGATCGCCGTCCACCGTTGTCTTGTATAAATTTTCAAGGTCTAGATCAGGACTTGCGTATAGCTCAGGAGACTCGTCAAAGTTTTTCATCATGTAGCGCAACTGGTTGTTGGCCTGAAGTTCTATCAAGTCTCCTATTTCCGCCCTGTCTCTCTGCACAGATGTTTTAGACATCTGCTTGTACGCAGTGTCAATCTCCTTCTGTATGTTTTTAGCAGTTTGTAGTTCTGCTTGGGTCAAGGTTTCTCTAAGCTGTTTTGCAATTTCCGCAGGGTTTCTGCCAGCGGCCTGTCCCTGCCTGAAGAAACTGTCGATCTTGTCGAGAAACTCCAGACCCTTTGCCGGAAGACTGTCGGCCAAGTTCTTTGCACCAGCGCCTTCGGAGACAATAGCAAACTTGGCAAACAGGTTACCAGAGTCACCAAGCTGGTGTTTCAATGTGATCAATGGGACAATGTCTTGTATTTCATTTTCAGGAACGCCCTGCGCTCTGAGGAAGTCAACAGCTTCCTGCCTTGCCTGTTTTGCAGACTCAGCGGTAACCGCTATGCCTTGGTTCGTAGTTACGTTGTCTATGTTCTCTTTTGCCACGTTTTTGATTTTACCTGCCACTGGGCCAATGGCCGTGAACGGCAGACCAAGACCCAGAGACGCTGCTGCAACCACTGCGCCCTGTGTTCCAGCATCGGACAGTATTTCACCAAGGTCTTCGTACTGATTCCCACGATATGTCTGAATAGCTTCAAGACCAAGGTTGGCAGTTACGTCCCCTGCTCCGGCTGCTATTGATCTGGCTACCAGCTGTCTTGCGGTAAAGGACGACAGGAAGCCTCCTACAGCCGCTGCACCAGCTGCGCCCGTTCCCGGCACTGGTACTAACAATTCAGCGGCCAAAGCGCCAACACCAGTGGCAATCTCTGGCACAAGGTCTACTAGGTCATAAACGTTGTTTTCTATACCGTCTATCAAAACTTTTCGGTTGTCTTTAGGCTCCATACCAAGACGACGAAGACCAATAGGATTGGCATAAAACTCACCAAAGTCGCTTAGACCCCATCCGTCTTTGCCCAAGCGAGCGTCCAGAACAGCCTTGGCCTCTTTTGGATTATCTTTGGCCAATGCAAGATCAAAGCGAAGACCCGCATTGTCCACGCTTGATCTCATGTCGTACTCTTCCGAAACATCATAGGCTACGCCTTTGCCAAATGCTACGGACGGAAGAGCCTTGGCAATCAGATTTTCTGCTTCGGTGTCAGACAATCCAGCGGGAAGTTGAACTTCCATGCCGTTGTAGAGCGTATATATCTCACGTTCTGCCAATGTTATATTCCTTTACTGCGCTGGGCGTCTTGCAGAAATTAGACCAGATGGTGCATCTGGCGAAAAGTAAGATGGATTGATACCCTGAGCTTCTAGTATTTTAGTAGTCGTTCTTAACTTACCGGCCAATACACCTTTAAGGCGTTGAAGCTGGCTTTCTACTTTCGGGTTAGACACAAACCACCCGGAGCCGGACAAGATTTTATTCAACTGTTCGTAGTCTCCTTGAGATATCTGTCCCTCAGCCACGCCTATTTCTAGCCCGGTTATAATTTGACTTCTGATAGAGTCAGCCGTAGCTGCCCCAGACTCGCCTCCAGCCCCAAACAATGCGCCAATATTGCTAATACCTTCTTCTAGCTTGGCTCCAACACCGCCAATTTTTTTATTACTCAGCAACTCTAAGTACCTGTTGACCGCGTCCAAGCTCTGTTTTGTTGAAGAGGCTTTATTAATGCTTTGAATCATCGGCCCCTTAAATTCCATCGGACCAGACTTTTTAAGCTGCTCCAGCTTAAACTTGTCCATCCTTTCTTGTTCCGCTACTGCACCAGCCATCTCAGCTTGGTTCAACGCTGCACCAGATGCAGCAAAAGCGGTCAATGGTGACACACCGGGAGTCAACATCTCTGGCCTCTGGAACGTCTTAATTAGTCTGTCAGTTATGGCTTTCCAGTTAATATCTCCTAGTAGACCAGAAATAAAATTACCATCACTCCTGTCTAGTGATATTTTCTCCCCCGCGTCAAGACCGTCTAGAAGTGCTGTATAAGGGGTGGGAGTGGGACCAGGTACGCTTTTTTTCGCTTCTGCCGCTGCTTCAGCCATATATGCTTGGGCGGGACTAGCAAAAGTTTTTCCCCCTACATTGGGATAGTACGCAGGGTCTGGAGTAAATGGCCGTGGCTTAGCTTGAAATTCCCCAAGTTCTACGTTCTGTTCTGGGGTCTTAGGAGAACCCATTTGTGCTTTGAGTTCTTCCATCTGCTGCGCAGCAGTTTTTTTAGGAACTATGTTTCCAAAAAATCCCCTATTTAAAATACCACGACGCAGTTCTTCTTGTGTAATTGCCATATTACTTTACCCTATATTAGACTTTTAATGTTTCGACCACGAATCTGACCTCTGAGCAGTGCCTGTACAAGCTGACCAACTTGTTTGTTATAGTCCCTAGAACCCTGCAAGTACGATGGTGCTGCGTAGGGAGACTCAGTAGGAGAGTAACGTCCTCTGCTAACACTAGGCATATTTACACTAGGTAGTCTACCAGTTCCGCCAAGTGCTTTAGGGGTCAGTCCACCAATCTTAGACGCGCCTTCTAGAGCTTTACCAACGTCAAACTCACTTTTACTATCTTCTTTGGCGACAAACTCATCATAGAGTTCTTCCATCCTCATAGCAGATGCGTTTAGTGGCTCACCAGTATCGGGGTCATACTCAGCGTCAAGACGCAGGGCTTCTATGTTTTCAGGAGCGCCTGTATCAAAGTCATATTCAGCTTTGGTAGGGTCTACTGGACTACCAAAAGGCTTGTCTGGAGAAAAGGCGTCTTCAATACTAGAACCCATACCTCTAAATATATCACCCATCTCACTCTCCTATGCCAGCATAGTTGACCATCAGATAGCCATCTTTGCCTGTAGTGACAGACTGAGGTTTGATCTTCTGTACCTCTTGGGCAATGACACCAAAGCCAAATACACGGTTGGTAAGCTCAGCGCCACGTTTGTTCCAACGCCAGCGGTATACGTTGATACCATTCTTAAACTTCTTGACAAACTTGATATCAGTTTTGAGCCTAATGTCTGACAGAGCAAGAGCAGCAAACGGAGCAGCAGCACTAGCAATCTGGCTGAACGGGCTAGCGCCGCCACCAACGACTTGGCTCGTATAGCCACTTTGCGTCCCCTGCATCTGTGTGCTGCTACCCAATCCAGCCAATCCACCGTAGAGGTTAGCCATTGTGATAAGCTGCGCCCTTCTGGCTTCTTGGTCCTGCTGTGCCAACCTAGCCGCATCCGCCTGTGAAGCAGCTTGGCGCTGTTCAACCTGTTGCCCAATGGCCTCTTGGAGACTAGCAGGGGTAAGCTGTGCCTGTAGCATCTGCTGTGCCATAGCCGGCGCACGTGCCTGTGCGGCAATGCGGCGACCCTCGGCTTCCTGCAAAGCGGCAGACATCTGACGCTGGGCTAGCTCTTCTCGTTTCTGCTGCTGCATTGCCTGTAGCTCGCCTAGGGCAGTAGAGCCTAGACCAAACTGACCAGCTTCAATAGCTTGCTGCTGCGCTGTTGCTTTATCTGCTTCAGTCATCTGACGGGCTTGCTGGGCCAGAGTGCCTAGCTGTGCTTGGTAGATAGGATCAGACATAGGACTTGCCATTGCCCTTCCAACATCGCCAGCAAACAAATTACCATAAATAGGTGCAAGCTGACCCGCCGTTTGTCCTACCTGTCCGTAGATATCCCTAGCTGCCAAAGTCTGCTGTGAAAAATCAGGCACAAGTGAGCCAGTGTAAAGCTCAGGGTCTTGTGTAAACGTGCTTCTAATTTCAGGCAGAAGCTGTTCAATGTAAGGCTCTACTGGAGCATATGGCTTGACTTCCTGTGAGCCTGTGCTTGCCATCTGAGACGGTGCTTGTACGACTGTAGGAGGAGAACTTCCCATTTTATAATTCCTTGTGTATTGTGATTTTACTAAGTTTATATCCCATGTGTCTAAGGGCGCGTTCCCACCCTTTTCTTCCAGATATTTCTACAAAAGTAAAACCTAAATTTTTATAGTAGTTTTCTACAATAGGCATGACATGTTTACGAACCCATTTTCCGCTAGTTGACTCTAAGTTAATCCCAAAAATAGGACCGTATGTAGCAACACCTATAGTACAGCAGCCTACAATGTTGTTGTCCGCGTCAGTGCTGATCCAAATATCACATTCCTTCTCCAAGCATCTGCGGAACATTTCATGTGTAGGTAAGGCGTAAACAGTGTGGCTCTTCTTTGCGGACATGTCTATGAGATTGTAACATTTAACCAGGTTTTTTTTAAATTCCCGGCTTTCGGTATTCAGTAACTTATAGCTTAACCCATGCTCCAGCGGAGTTGTAAAAGTATATTCCTTCTCCTGAACCTGGGTTCCAGCTAGTTCCGTCTGCATATCTTATATTTCCTTGCTGCGGTTTAACAGGTGCCACTGTTGTTACGTCTAGGTGTCCATCGCGCACCAAATCTAAGACAGGACGTATCTCCAAAAGCATATTGTCTATGAACTTAGGTATGTCCTCTATCGTTGTGGGACACAACGTAGGATCAAAGCGGAGAAACTCTCTGCTCATCGATCAGATACCACTTCTGATTCCACAGTGTATCCAGACAACCTGAACTGGGTAACAGCTTCGCTCTCTATCTTAATAGCCATGTACCTACCACGTACCCTGCAATCTACCTTACTATCTACACCTATGTTAAAAGGAACAGCAGGGCTGTATGTAATACCAGAATACGGCTGTAGCTCAGCGCCTATGCTAATGTTGACAATTCCAGTACCTTCTATGCGGGGGAATACCCTGCTTATCGCTTTAACAGCATCTGTGCGACCAGCGTGTAACCCCCTGCGCTCAAGGGTAGTCAGGAAGTTAACACCATCAAAAGTAGTTCCAGAATCTGCCAAGTACAATTTATTATCAGCTGTTCCACACATCAACAGAGAGTCAATAGCAGGATTGTATTCCTGTTGCGCCCAAGCTAGTGTGCTGCCTTCCCACACACCAACAGAGGCTCCCCAAGTGCCAGTAAGTTCAGGGTCTACCAAGCCCTTAGTAGCAAAGTTTATGCTAGGCAGATCGCGTGTAGTCCACGTATCATCCCTGTAGTTCCAGATCAGGGCTGTGTTAGCAAATCCGTTTGTAGCTCCAGTTCTAGGATAACAAATCCAGACTTCATTCTTGATCTTGTTGTGAGCTAGGAATGTTTTGTAAAAATAAGTAGAATCAATTTCACTAAACAAGAATGTTTTCATGTGATCGTCTATGACGCTTTTCAATGTGTTACCATTGTGGATCAGTACGTCATTGGTAGCCATCATAACATGACGACCATCGCCCAGATCAATCACAGCGTCCTTACTGAACAACCCCGTGTCTTTAAACTTTTCACGCACATTAAAAGTAAACGCACCGCCTACATAGTTCAGAGCATAGACACTATCTTCTTTGTAAATGATAAGTTCATTTCCCAGCTGCAAAGCATTAAGCACATGACCCTTAGTACCTGTGAGCGAAGTCTCTGCTGACTCACTAGCCGTACTCGCAGTGTTCCAAGTGTCTGCACCATTGGTACTAGCACCGGCCGGGATAGCATCACTCCACCGGATAGTAAATGGTTTTTCAGTACCGCTATCAGTAAGGTTCAACGCTACCAAGTGATTTCTGAACGGTACGATGGTTTTGCAGCGGAGCGTAGAAGGCCAATTAGCAAGATCAGTAAACTGAGAGCCGCTCTGTACAAAACTCTGGGGAACATCTAGTCCATTTGTACAGACAAGAACGCCACCTAGGACACCGCCCTGCCAATTGTTAGTAGTACCAGACAGTGTGGTGTAAGAGCCTGAAGCTCTGGTAACAGAACTATGCGTAGTACCGTCGATCTTATAAAGATCAGTCAGTCCTCCGTATATCCACAAATTTGTCGTACCCTGTAGCCAACTAATTGCCCAATACGGAGCAGCACTGGGAGTTCCTAGAACTTGCGAATGTCCTAGGATTTTACCAGCTTTTCCGTCTAGGAAACGAACATTTACTGCATTGTCAAAAAACGTCGGAGGCATGTCGTAAGGAGACAAGTCTTTATTAACAGAAAAACGAGACTGAGCAGAAGATGTTACGTCAAAAAGTTGTTTAGCCATTTCCGGTATCCGTCTCTTCTACCCACACGGTAGAGTCAAACTCTTGAAGAGATATCAAGCTAAATCCATCTTCAGTAAGAAGATTGCCTCTACTTTCTTGTACAAGACAGAAGTTATCAATTACCCAATTAGTACTCAAAAGGCACCTCTACGAATCAAAACGCCAGGATCACCCTGTACGCTAGTTGTCATAACCGTACCACTATACCGGGCAGCTTCCTCGGCACGTTTAACATCAGCCAAAGTCTTTTCAAAAACGGAACCAAACCTGTTTGTCTGATCGGTATCGTTCAGGTAGATAGCCCCTTCCAGACAAGCCCCGAACAAATACAGGCTAGGGTACTCTGTAAGTACATCATTGGTAGCAACACTGTCACTAAGAGAACGAAGCTGGGCAAAGTAATTTATGTTAATGCTGTATGCAGCATCAGGAGTAGGAGTAAGTTTTATGTTCTTTCCCAAGTTTGTATACGCCTTGGGCTGACCACTTATGATAGAGCCGTATTCCCGGTTTACAGATTCAGGGGACAGATATGCCAACGAGAAACTCTGAGAGTTACTGTCGTAAGAAATATCACGAAGTTCTATAAGGTCTGAAGGGAGATCGTAGAAAGCCGTACCAGACGTGGTTGTGGTCTGCGCCCGTACCATATTAGCACGTACTCTAAGCTCTCTGTTCAGACGGTTCTCTGTTAGAGTAATAAAAGTAGGAATAATGTCCGTAAGATCATTCCTGTTCAGGTAGCTTGCTACAGTAGTTTGTAGCTCTGAGTACGTTGATAATGCCATTACAGGTGGCTTTCATGTGTACGGAGAAAACGATTCTCAGGATCATTCAGAAGCTGTTTGATCTTAGGCCAATCGTTTTTGTTCATTATATCGACACCAAGCTCACGTTTCCATTTTTCAATAACGACCAACGGAATACTAGCAACTTTACGCATACCGTTGTTCAACTGCGGTCCATACATAGAGTCGTTGTTAAGTTCTTTTTTGTTAAGCTCTAGCAGGGGAGCTACGTCCTGCACATTTTCCAAGACAACATTGTCCGTGCTGTGGTCGTAGTGAAATTTAGTTTTAACTGGATCGTTCATCTTTTGCCTCTTAGTTAGAACAGGGGAGAGCAATATGCCCTCCCCCTTTAGTTCTAGCCTTACGACAGATCGTAGACTGCGCCGAGAGCTTTCTCGTTTTTGACAACAAGAGTATGCTCAGCAATGATCGCACGCTGCTCGCCATCAGACGTGCTAGCAACTTCCCGCTGGAAGAACGGACGAAGATACGCAATTGCATAATACTCAGGGTCAAGCAGCCAAACGTCACGGCTACGCTGGAAGCGGTTAGGAACAACCGCCATTTCGCCAAAGTCACTGACGTACACATCCATGCCACCAATGATGCGCTGATCGCCGGCATCAATGCGGTTAGACGCGCCACCCGTGGCACCAACGCCAACAAAGCTGGAGAACGTCTGTTTCTGCGACGGAGCCATCATCAGATACTTAATGTCAGCACCGTTGTCAAACGC